GTATCTGGGCTACATCACGCTCTCCGCGCCGGTTGATCTGGGCGACACCATGTTCACCGAGGACGACTTTCTTCGCAAAACGATCACCGCGACGTCATCTTCCGTGTTTGCCATTGCCGAGACGACCAGCGCGTTCACGCCCGCGGCCAGCACGGTGCGCGTCTTGGAACTTCGCTCCGTCGAGGCGTAAGCCATGTCGGCGCTCGATCTTATTGTCCGCGAGTCGCTGGACAAAGATGCCGCGGAGTATTGTCGGCGCTCCGGCGCAAGTGACAAGCGGGCCATCAATGCTTTCGTGCGCGGCGTGAAGGATCTCGGATTGTGGGAAAGCATGGTCTGCTGGCCCCTTCGCTCGGAGCAAAACGCTGGCACCGGAACCACGGCGTATTCGCTGGGTGGGCTGGGGACGTTTAATGGGACGCTGACCAATGGGCCGGTGTGGGGTGTGGATGGGGTGACATTTAGTGGAACTAATTACATTGATATTCGTTTTGGCTCGTCACGTTCGCCCGCGAACTTGGTTGTAGCAAGTGTCTCAAGGTCGTCGTCAACGCAGCCTGCAGGATTTCCTTACGATGTGTCTGTGTCGTCTAACGACTACGGATCGAACGGTCTATCTGTGATTAGCTTTGGAACCAACGGAGCGACGTTGGTGGGCGAAGCAGTCCCGCCAAACCACCGCACAGCAGTAATTAGCAATACCTCCGATGTTTACAAATGGGTGCAAGCACAAAAGACAGCTTCGCAAACGCTGTTTAGGCTCAATGCAGCAACGGTTACACCTTTGGAAAATACAAATAGCCCGTCTGTCGACAGACTTATCGCAGGAGGTCGTTGGGCAGGTAACGTCCAATCAAGCACGGGGCCGTTCGGCGTTGGGTGGGCAGGCGACAGAGCCTTGGTTGTCTATGCCGAAACCAGCCAAGACCTCTATAGCCAGATTTACGCCCTCTACAAACAAACCCTCGGCACCGGCCTCGGACTCCCATGAGCAACTTCGAGACCACCGAAAGAATCATCGCCGTTCCCGCCCAAGCGGTAGGCACGATGTTCCCGACGCTCCTCGCGCAGTATGGCCAAGAACTGCCCGACGCCGGACGCAGCATCCTCACCATCGGTGGCCACTATGACGACGCCGCCAAGACCCGCATCCGTGCCGCCAGCCTCACAGACGGCACGATCACCGGCCAACCGCTCACAGACGGACGCCTCGCCTTCCGCTGCCTCTGGCAAGCCGACCTCGCCGCCGCCTTTGACGCAGGCGAGATCGACGGCGTCGAGGAACTCACTGAAAAAGAATTGGCCAGCTTGATCCCGCCACCGGATGTCATCGACTAACGACCTTGCGAACCCGCTTTGGCGGCTACGCAATCTGTATCACATCAAGCGGGCTGACGACGGGCGGATCATCAAGTTCGCCCCGCGGGCCGAGCAGCAGCGGGTCTACGACATGCTGTTCAAAGAGGGCGTCAAGCGACTGATCATCTTGAAGGCGCGGCGTCTGGGCATGTCCACCGCGCTCGACGTCCTGCTGACCGATCAAATGCTTTGGAACGCTGGCACCCAATGCTCTTTGGTCGATCAGACCGCCGCGGATGCCGAGCGCAAATTGGCCACTATTGCCAAAGTAGCGGTGGACAATCTCCCCAGCGGCACCTTGCAGCACATTGAGCGGGTGAGGGACAGTGGCAGCATCCTTGAGGTGAGTGTGGCGGGTAACGCGGCCTCGTCGTTCTTTGCGGGTCTGCGAGCGCGTGGCGGCACGAACAACTGGCTGCACCTCTCCGAGTGGGGCGTGATCCAAGCGGACGACCCGCGGCGCAGTGAGGAGATTCTGACCGGCGCGATCCCCAGCGCCGAGCATGGCCGGATCATCATTGAAACCACTTGGAAGGGCGGGCGAGGGGGCCACCTATGGGAAATCGTCAAGGGGGCGCTGGAGACGCCGGAAGCGGCCAAGACGGACAAGGATTGGCGCGTTGTTTTCTTCCCGTGGTGGAAAGACCCGACCTATGTGGTCGAGGGCGATGTGGCCACGATTAGTCCAGCCATCAGTCAATACCTTGACCAGATGCAGTCACAAACAGGCCACACTTTTAGTGACCAGCAGCGCCTCTGGTATGACCGGCAGTCCCGCGACCTTGGCCTCTTTATCTTCCGCGAGTTCCCGACGACACTCGACGAGTGCTTCAAATCGCCGGTCGAGGGCGCGATCTACGCGGGCGAACTGGACAAGTTGCGAGCCTCCGGTGCGATCAGCGCCTTCAAGACCGACAATTCGACCTTGGTGCATACCGCGTGGGATCTTGGCAGTCCGGTCAATACGGTGGTCTGGTATTTTCAGATTATCGGCGGCAACGAGATCCGCGTGATCGATTGCGACATGGACATGGACATGACTCCTGTCCAGCGCGTCGGCCACATGTTGGCCAAGGGCTACAGCTACGGGGCGCACTTCCTGCCACACGATGCCGCGGCGACTCGCACCAGCGGCAAGGCTGACGCCCAAGTCTACACCGAGGCCGGACTGGCCAACGTGCGCGTCCTGCCGCGGACGCATGACATCTGGATCGGGATCAATGCCTGCCTGCAAATGTTCCCGCGCTTCAGCTTCCGCTTGCCTGCCTGCGAGCGTGGATTGGACGCACTGGCCAACTACGCCTACAAGCGCAGCAGCGCGACGGGCATTGTGGTCAACGAGCCAGTGCATAACTGGGCCAGCCACGCCGCGGACGCCTTGCGAATGATAGCCGAGGCCGAGATGTCCGGCATGCTCAAGACCGGCTTTGCCAAGCCGCGTCCGACCGTGGTGACGACCGGCATCCGCGACTTGGACTTCAACCGCAGGACAATCGTGCGACGATGACGCCTATCGAAAAGTGCAAGATGCTTTACACCGCGGATTCCCCGCGGACGTTTGAGGAAGACATGCTCGCGCACTTGGCGCACGGCTGTTTTTTTTCGACGCCGGAGTATGTGATGATGGGGCGTCCGGTGTGCAGTGCCGCACCGCAAGAGATGATCAACGACGTCTGGTGTGGCTTCCAGCGCAAGGACTGGGACGCATGGTATGTCTACGCTTTCGCCTTGGCCGACGATCAAGGTCTTGCGGGTTTAGTCAAAAAACTATTGCGCCACATACCGTTTTATCTTCCGCTCATCGCATGGGAGAGGAGTGGCCATCCGCTGACTTTCTTTTCGACCGACAAACTCATCCAAAAATATGCGCTTCTACAACTCGTCCAAGATTGACCTCATCTGCCGCTGCCACTTCGGCGGTGGAGGAGGTGGCACACCGCCGCCCATGCCCAAGTTTGAAATGCCTCCCATGCCCAAGATGCCGGAGCCGCCGCCCGCACCGGCCCCCATGCCGGAGCGCGTCGATCAAAGCGTGAGCGATGCCCAGCAGCAGGCCCGCCAAGCCGCGGCGCGGCGCGACGGCGTCCGCAAGTCCATGCTGGCCGGTGAGACGGGCGGCTACAGCAACCCCGTGACGGGCAACAGTCTTTTGGGCTAATGGGCTGGAAGGGGCCAGAAATCAACGTCGGTCGTTCTTACAACGCGACTGGCAAAAGCTCGCGGCAAGAAGCTGCCGAGCGCGAGGCCACGCGGCAAGCGCAGGAGCAAGCGGCGCAGCAAGCGGCTATGGTGGCTGAATACAACCGCCGCTTGGCCGAGCAGGCGCAGAAAATCCGCGAAATTCAAGAAAGCGCCGAGCGCACGCAGGCCATGATTGGGCCTGCCGCACAAGATTTCAGCAAGACTGGCGAGCAGGGCGACAAGCGTGTCCGCAAGTCCTCCATGCGCGGAAGCCTCTTGGCGGGCAACACCGGAGGCTACAACCCCGCGACCGGCGGCGGGCGACTGGGGGGGCGCAGTCTCCTTGGATAACCACATGGAACCGCTCGTCTATCACCTCGCCGTTGTTTCGACCGGCATCATGCTTCTCATCGCCGCAACCCACGATCCCGACCTTTGGTAAATGAAAGACAACGTCCAACTCGCTGACTGGGTTCTTGCCCGCAACCAAGACTTGGGTTCCGAGCGTGCCTCATGGGACACGCATTGGCAGGAGTTGGCCGAGTATTTTCTGCCGCGCAAAGCCGAGATCAGCAGTAAGCGCAGTGTGCCGGATTCTTCGCGCTACGACGTCCTCTTCGATACGAGCGCCGTCCAAGCCGCGGCCACGCTGGCCAATGGGCAGCTTGCCTACATCACGCCTGCCGACTCGCGGTGGTTTGTCTACGAGCCGCCCAAGGGCGTGATGAGCGACAAGGCCAAGCAGTGGTATGCCAAGTGTTCCGAGATGACCCAGTTGCTTTTGGCCACCAGCAATCTCTACACCGAGATTCACGAACTCTACTACGACGACAGCGTCTTTGGAACCTACTGCATGTTTGTCGAGAGTGGCACCAGCCATCCGCTCGTGTTCCACAAGTTCGACATCGGCACCTACTCACTGGCCGAGAACGACGAGGGACTGATCGACACCGTCTTCCGCGAACTGGAACTGACTGTCCTGCAAGCCGCGGACAAGTTTGGCGAAGACAACCTTGCGCCCGCCATGCAGAAGAAGCTGGCCGAGATCCGGCGCACCGGCAAGGGCGGCACCGTCAAGCATCGCTTCGTTCATGCTCTCTACAAACGGGAAGACAACGACCGCGACCGCAACAAGGCTGACGGCCCGAACAAGCCTTGGGCCAGCGTCTACGTTGACCAGAGCAACAAGCATGTCTGCCGTAACAGTGGCTACGACGAGAAACCTTTCTTCGCCGGTCGCCACGTTAAAAGCCAGCAGGGCGTTTACGGAGTATCTCCGGCATGGATGGCGCTACCCGAAGCCCGCCAACTCAACTTTTTAGCCAAGCAACTTGACGCCCTCTCCGAGATCAAAGCGTTCCCTCGTCTCCTCATGCCAGCTACGCACGAAGGGGAAGTCGATTTGCGCTCTGGGGGCGTCACTTATTACGACCCGACGCAACCTAACGCTCTGCCGCAGGAGTGGGCCACCGCGGGCGACTATTCCATCGGACTCGACCGCGAGGCCCGCAAGACCAACGCGATCAATACCGCCATGCATGTGGATATG